TACCTTGGTGTATGACGGCGCAGAGAAAAAGAGCAAGCAAAAAGGCAGTAAATCCGCGTTAAGTGACGCCGCGGAGAGTGTTGATAGAAATAAACTTGGCGATATTGTGTTTAAAAACTTTCCTGTGGTGACGGCTGTTGATGGCCTATATCAAGAGCCACGTATTGCTGCGAGAAAAACCTCATTATTTCCCCAGTTCAATGATGCATTGATTAATACGTTAGCCCCTATTCAACCCAAATTAAATGCGGTACCGGTGGCAGTCTCGCCGACACGGCCAGAACGCCAAATCATGCAGCCGGAATACAATACTTTTGAGTTGAATTTTTACGGTGTTGATATGAGTAATAAAAAAGAAATTGCCGACATTGTGAAACAGCAATTAACCACCTTGTTACGTGAACGCGATAGCCGCCGCCGTTCCAGCTTAAAAGATCAGGACTAAATTATGATGATGATTTATGGCATGTTTGTGTTTGAGCTACGCACCGCCCCTTATCAAACCTTTAACCATTCACTTGATTGGCGCCATGTGAAAAATGACCGTGTTGGCCGCAGTGCTAAATGGCAGTATGTGGGCGCCGGTGAAGATAAGATCACACTGGCCGGCACGCTTTACCCCGAAGTGACCGGCGGTGATGTGTCGCTGGAATTATTAAAAACCTCGGCCTATGTTGCCCGCCCACTACCCTTGATTGAGGGTACCGGCACCATTTATGGGATGTATGTGATCACCAATTTAGTCACTGATAGAACGGAATTTTTTACCGATGGTAAAGCGAAGAAAATTGATTTTACCCTGTCTTTGAGTCGGGTGAATGAGGATGTTAGGGAAAGGTTGGGGGGTGTGGATATTGGGGAATTTATGTGGGTATTTTGATGATTTTTTGCTGATCATATTATGCCTATTAAACAAAAAATTAATTTATGAAACGAGTTAAATTTTATATTAATTTAGTGATTCTAACTTTAAAATTGAATTTTTCATGATTACTATCCATATCAATTTCAGCTATAAACTAATGATAACAGCCATTTCAATTAAATTTATCTTATGAAAACATTGACATTTCGATAACTTACATTATAAATAATAACACCCTGAAATAAGCAAATATAGTTTATTATTTAAACTTCACATTATGATTTAACTTAGCATTTAAATAAAACACTATAAAATCTCTTATTTACTGGGATTAAATTAATTTTAATTACAAGTCGATATAGTTTACACAAGGTATAATATATTATGAGTAGTGAAATCGTGAATATCTTTGTTAATAAAATCATAAAAAATAAAATAAAGGCACCTACGCGCCCTGATTTTTCTCTAACAAAATGGGATGAAGAGTGGGCAAAAGTGGAATTACATTCTTCTGAACGCGATAAGAAAGTTTATACTATGGGGCGTATTATTAATAGTCTTCTAAGTGATATTAGAACTGAATTGGCTAATTTATATACGAAAGCTCCTAGGACAAGTTATAAAAGACTATTAACCTCGTATATTGCTAGTTCTAATAGAACACTTGCTGTCGCATTTAAATTAGTAAAAGAGAGGTCATCTGAAAACATACATGAAATATTACTACCAACAACAAGAACAGGAAATAAATTAAGTTTAGGTGAAATAGTTCATGGTTCCGTTGATGGGTTTCAACTAGCGATAAAACAATGCTTAAGGCACATTAAAAATAACGATACTGTAACGTTCTCAGATAGCCCAATTAATGAGTTATCCTTCATACAGCAAGAGAGTTATCTATCTCAATTATACAGCACATATCTTCATCTTTGGCAATGTATTTTATGGAGTAACTATAATTTAATTGAAATTGATAAAGAAAAAAAAATATATAGGGTAGAACAACCAAAGAGTTCTCTCGAAATTGCATTCATGAATAGTGCTCTGCGAAAAGAAAAGCTTTCCGCCAATTCAACTCTTATAGCAATGACATCTGATATTTCTTCATTATATTCAGACGACAATTATATTTTTATTGAGCGAAGCAATAAGAAAAAAGTAGCAAGAGTAGCACCAATTCGTAACGCAACTAAAAAATTAATTACTTTAAATACGCAGTGGAAAATGACCGAGTGTGACCTTCGGTATTATATTCCTGAAGAATGGTTAACTGATGATTTTGGTAACGGATTTTGCTTATCTGAAGTACTGGAAGTAATGAGATGTTTAATGTTAATGGCTAATCTTGAAAGTGAAAAATATCCTGAAGATGATAGTATATTTAATGCCAATAAACTAAAAGAGTTTTGCCCTTCTGTTCAAGCCACTTCACTAGAACGGGCCTTATGCGATGCTACTGAAATTTTAGCCAGCAAAGTAAGTAAGATCGTTAATTTTCTAACATTTGATTCATCACCTACTAGTGACCTTTGGTGTCAGCCTCTCATAAAAACAGAGAGTAATAAATATGTTATTGCTACTAGTGCATTAAATTCCCCTGTAATATTTAGACTTTTTGAAAAGTGGGCGGACATATTTGAAATAAAACTTAGTGAAAAAGGGTTAGTATACGAAAAAAAAATAATAAATGAGTTAAATAGTAAACTTAACCAGAATAGCTTTATTATTGATTATGATAAAGCTATTTCTAAAAGAATAAAAATAGGAACTTCTGAAGAAGAATTTGATTTATTAGCTAGGATAGATGATTTGGTTCTGATTGGTGAGGCTAAATCAATAGTTACTACTGACTCCGAAATATCAAAATATCGTACATCAGAGACACTTACTCATGCAGGTAATCAAGTAGCAAGAAAAACAAAGTTTTTCAAAGAAAATTTAAAAGACATTTTTGAAAAATTAAATTGGAATTATGATGAAAGTAAAGATTATAAATTTGCCAAATTCATAATTAATAGTAGCAGTATTTTTGTAGGTCATTCATTTAATGAAATCCCCGTAATTGATGAAAAAATACTTGGCGCTTACTTTTCATCAAATAGAATAAACCTATTTGATGTTGCGTCAGGAAATCGCGTAAAAACAATAGCTTGGTATGAGCTTTATGATGATATCAATAAACTTAAGGCTAACTTTTCAAAATACCTTTCATCACCACCACAACTAAATTCTAATTCAAAAGAATATGAATACAACGAGATACAACTTCCATTTATAAATAATAACTCCTTTAAAATCACAAAAAAATATCTAGTACTAAAAAGTAGTAGCCTTTTATCACCTATGGAACAAGAACATATGTTCCCAGTAATAAAATCAGCAGATTACGATATGGAAGCTTCAAAAATTAATGCTAGAATTTAATAGCTTAGAAAAAGTTAGGCTTTAACTAGAATAATTTAAATTGCATTTATCACCTATAGATCAATGCTCAATAATAACCAATAGATATAGTGACAACTTCCGTCACTATATCATTGTTATAAATTTAATATTTTCACACTAGAGAGTTAAATTTATTTACTTCAAGTTGATAAATATACCAGTGATAACAGGTAAAGTTGAGATCTTATCAGTTTCAATAACTAATGCATTTAAACAGTAATTCCGTACGGTAAATACATTAACTATATTAATATCTGTCTCACTTTGGGCTAACAGGCCAATTGACATTCATCCCCAACCCAACATCCACCCTATTCACCTGTACTCGATGCTCCTTCCAAACCCTTAACTGCTCCCGTTCCTCATCCGTAGCAATACCAAGGTCAACAGCATCTTGCAAAGGTGCAATTGCGGCGGTAGCCTCATTTAATAGTGCTTGTTTTTGATACTCGGCTTCAGCGATTAATTGATCTTTTGTTGGAGGTGGATTGGTGATGGCTAATGCCTCTTGCTCAGCAATAAGGACTAAATCATCAGCAATAAATGCATCCTGTGATCCATCCGACTCATAGGCATATACTTCATTATTTTTGTCTTTGTAATATTTCATTATGACCTCAACTCAAACCATTGATGAATAAATGGGCTAACGGTTCCGCTTGGATAGTCAATTTTGTAAGTTGAACCGTGGGGGATAACCGCAGATACAGGGGCTTTGGCTCCGTTACCGTAAGTCATAGAAGTCGCAATCACGACGCCGTTAACATGAATATTAACGCCATTCATACGATCGTTCGCTGAAGTACTGGCAGTAACGAGTAGTACAATAGGTTTCCCTGTCGAATTGGTGTAAACCGTTCCTACTGCGCGTGAAGCTTTAACGTTTTGCCAAGTCTGACCATAACCTAAGCCACTCCCTGCTGCGAATTTACTATCAACCTCTACTTTGGTATACGCGCCAACATCGCCCGCATTAAGTACTATATCTGCGGTCAGTACTTTATTGTTTACTTTGCGCCCACTTGGCACGCGTCCATTCGCGTTATTATTCGCATTTGTAGCGGCGGTATTAGCGGCGTTGGCGGTAGCTTGCGCATCTGTACCCGCCTTTTTCGCATCAGCGACTTTAGTGTCTGTTTCTGCTTTGGTATAAGCACCCACATCACCAGCACTTAAAGTGATATCAGCGCTCAACGGCTTATTGTTTACTTTTCGAGTGTTGGGCACACGCCCATTGGCATTCGTATTTGCATCGGTACCGACTTTTTTCGCATCGGCGACTTTGGTGTCCGTTTCGGTTTTAGTGTATGCGCCAACATCACCGGCGCTTAGGGTGATATCGGTGCTTAATGGCTTATTATTGACCTTTCGAGTACTTGGCACTCGGCCATTGGCATTGTTATTTGCATTGATTGCCGCTGTATTGGCAGCGTTTGCCGTGGCTTGCGCATCGGTACCCGCCTTTTTCGCATCAGCAACTTTCGTGTCGGTTTCTGCTTTTGTATAGGCGCCCACATCGCCTGCACTTAGCGTAATATCGGTGCTCAACGGCTTATTATTGACCTTGCGCGAGCTTGGCACCCGTCCATTAACATTATTATTCGCATTAGTTGCTGCTGTATTGGCCGCATTCGCTGAATTTTGTGCATTAACAGCCCGTTGATTAATTTCCGTGGCCAACTTAGGTGTAATGGCTTTGTTGTTATCGGCACTCAGAGCATCAGCCAGTTGTACAAAACCTTTGGCACTAGTCGTCGCATCGGGGTGATTACGGCTTTTAACGTGAGCCTCAATCGCTGTTTTTACTGAATCATCCACATAGCCGCGTGTGGCAAGCACAATCGCGGGGTCAACTTTCAATGTAACTGCTTCGGTATGGCTAACAATCAAAATCATTCTAATGGTTTGTGTACGACCTGAGCCCTCGGCTAACAGGGGTTTATAGGTTTCAGGGCAATTCGCCACGGCCACCAATAAACCCGATTTATCAAACAAACCGATTTCACGTATCCACCAACCACCCTCATTTTCGGGTATCACCTGTTCCGCAATAATTTGATTGGTATTCACTGAGTCAATAAATAACGTATTAATTGCTGCTCGGCGCTTTTCATTGACTAATTTAGTCTGTTTGGTATCGGGTGCGGGCAAAGTGCCGTCGCCGTCACCAACCGCCATGTGTGTTAATTCAATTTTCGTGCCAAGGGCGGTCGCCTCTGCGAGCACTTTTTCACCATAAGTGGTAAGCAATGCAAAATATTTCATTGGAGAATCACCCTCATTTCATCAATAACGTGTACCGCTGCCCCTGTGGAAATCGTGCCGCCTGAGCTGATCACATCTGGCGTGTATGGGTAAACGGTTAATTCATCACCGCTATAGCTAGCCGCAGAACAATAGATTTGGCCTTTAGTTTCAAGCTGAATAGTCAGCCCAACTAAATGGCGGCTTGCCGGCTTGGCATCAAAAATTAACGCCTCTAATTCTTGATACATTTCCTCGGTGATACCCGTTTCAAGAACCCCGATATCAAGGCGAAACGTGCCAGCGGTTTCCTTGGTTTTCCACCACTCAACAACGCGAATCAAATAACCGAGCGGCTCAACCACGCGGCGTAGTGCGCCAATCGTTCCCTTGTGTTTATGGATAAACATTGCGGATTTAATCGCATCGCGCTTGGCTTTTTCCGTCCAGTTTTTATCCCAGCGGTCAACGCTAAATGCCCACGCTAGATAAGGCAGTAAATGCACGGGGCATTTATCAGGATTCCAAAGCTCACGAATAGGAATAGGCACGCGCTCAATCTGTGCCAGTGATTCAGCTGCCGCGAGCTCTAACGGTGATGAGCCGACAGGTAATAAACGATTATTCATCTGAGCCCCCTAGTGCTAAATTAATTTGCGTGCAGAAACTCGCCTGTGTTTTGTCTAGCTTGATATCTGCTACCGGCTTTTTCAGTTCGACACGTTGCACGCCTTGAACATGCAGCGCGGCATAAATGGCACTAAGGACAATGTCACGGCCTAACCGGTGTTGCTGTGTCGCATAGCGTTTCACTTGTTCTTCTGCTGCCGCCATAATCGGCTCATATTCAGGTGAGGGATAACAGTAAATCACTGCGTCGATTTCATAGTTAACGATAGTGGCTGATTGCACTGTCACACGGTCAGCAACCGGTCTAACGTCCTCATCGTTTAACGCAATATCGACTTTTTCAATTAAATCAGCCGGTGCGCTGCCGTTCCCCTCGCGGGATAACACGGTAACCGTGACATGAGCCGGTAATGGGCTAATGACAGAAGCGTCAGAAACCCGACCATCTGCAGAGCGTGCGTGATATTCATAACTGCCAATAGGGCCAGCTACGCTTAACGCTTCGAAAGCGGCCGGTATACGCATACGCAAATTAGAATCCGACTCATACACCGGCGCAATGGGTGGAATGGCGTTTTCATCACCAGCGGATAACATCAGGCGTTTCACGTTATTATTGGCGGCGAGTTGGTCTAGGTCGGCACCGGTGGCAAAAGCCACCATGCTTGCGCGAGCCGCTTCATTGATGCGCTGACGTAAAATCAGCTCTCTATAACCGTTTTCTTGCAGTAATTTGGTTAGCGGCTCAGATTCTAATTCTAATGTACGGGCGATAGCTTCCCGCTGCTCTTCTGGCATGGCAGCGATTAACGCGGCTTTGCGCTCGGCAAATAGCACTTCATAGTCTAATAGTTCGACCACATCCGGTGCCGGCAATAAACTTAAATCAATACTGGCTGCCATACTGTTACCTCACAGGAATAGAAATCGAAATCGGTTCACCCGTTTGCATAATCACACCGGATAAACTCACGCCCATTTCGCCAACATCTGAACGAATATAATCAATGGTCTGTAACCTAACGCGTGGCTCCCATTGCATTAACGCCATATAACACGCACTCATAATTTTGAGTCTCAGCGCAGGGTTTTGTGGCTGGTCAATCAAGTCATATAACAGTGAGCCGTATTGCCGGCGCATCACCCGCGAACCAATGGGCGTTCGCAAAATATCAGCGATACTTTGGCGAATATGCTCACTATCTGTCAGGCGACGACCTGTTTTCGCATTCATGCCGTAATATTTCATACCGGTTTCCCTGATGTATCCCCACCCGAACGCACACCACCATGTTGGTGAGTATGAATAACCACACCATTAGACGTTATCGACCCGCCGTTATGGTTAAAATTGCCGGTCATTTCACCGCCTTTTTCCACATTCAACGTGCCTGTAGTGAGGTTATTGGTACAAATCACATTCGGTGTATCGAGCTTGATTTCAACAGAGGCTTTGCAAATCACTTTTTGGGTTGTTGCGCTGATTTCCTCACTAGCCTCTATCACCGCTTTTTTAATACCAACGGCCTTTAATGTTCCGTTTTCTGGCTCATACTCAATCACCGCACCATCTGGAAAAGTGTGGTGTAATGCATTGGCTGAATGTGTCGGCGCAGGGTTCGCATTGCTATATAGCGAACCCAAAACAAAACCGGTTGTTAGCTCACCGCCTATCGCCCCAATCAACACTTGCTCCCCCACCGTCGGCGCCCAATAACTGCGAGATTCACCGGCGCGATGCACTAACCATCGAATCCAATCTGTGACTAATTCCCCCACTTGAACACGGCAACAGTTATTGTCTAAATCCACCTCAGTGACGACGCCTTGACGAAAAAGGTTACTGAGTAAACGATATAGCTCTTGTAAACTCATAGCTGCCCCACCAAGTCGAGATAAATCATTTCCAATAAACCTAAGCGTTCATGCTCTGATAGCCCTAATAACTCTCGTTTGGGGTAACGTGCCCGTGCAAGTTCATTCACTGCCCCCTCAAGCCCGTATTGGTGCTCTCTGGCAATTGCCGCAGCTTTGCCTTGAAAACCTACTATCGCGCTATCTTGTGTATTGCGGGCATGAAGAAAACACGCCGCCCTAAGCCGCCTGAACATCGGTACATTACGTTTGGTACTGCGCTTGACCGAGGAAAAATTAATATCTAAAAAACGGGTAATATCTTGGCGATAAAAGGTTCTTACCGCGCCTCTATCTT